CTATTTATCTTCTTTGTTTTCAAGCGATCTTTGATAGTTATAAAGTTTTTCTGCAGAATCAAAACTTAATTTTTCAACTGTTCTTTCGCCTCTTCTGATTCTTCTTATAGTTGCTGGGTCTACACCGGTTTTTTTGCCGATTTCATATGCTGATAAATTTGAGTTTATTAATTTTTTTACTGTTTCTATTAACATAATTTTTCATGGACAGGCTAAAGTTTTATTTTAAGATTATATAGAAAGCAAATATTAAAGCTAAAATTCCGATTAGATAATTTAAAAAGATTTTTATTCTCGTTTTAGTTAAGTTTGTCATTTTCATCACCTCGTAATATAATATGAGGGAGGGGATAACCCCCCCTCTAGAAAAATAATTTCAACGTTGTGGCAAGTGTTGCAAAGCCTAAAGTGTAGTTCCGGAAGATTTCGCTTTTGGCTTTTGCGATATTTGTCATTTTTTCTTCTCTTTCTAGCCTGTCCATGTTGTCACCTCCCTTACTACACTACTTATTATACAGGACAGTTGTCCTTTAGTCAACGCTTTTTATAAACTTTTTTGTTTTTTTGCATAAAAAAATAGGCAAGTACCGAAGTACCTGCCAAATGATGTGGTGGACATTAATTATAACATATTAACTGATTGTCCCCCATAAATTTCCTAGAACATAATTAGGAGGAGCCGAACCGTTCCAAGTTCTGATTGGTAAATAGTAGCGTGTTCCTTGCCAATCGTAACCAATCCACACATGACCATCTTGCAACATGACTTCATCATAGTCGCAATATCCACCCGGTTGGAATTGATAAGCTTCTGGACATGATATAAATGGCCCCACTGTTCTAACTGTTATAGGTTCGCTACCATTTGTGAATGTCGCTTTCTCTTCCATGTAGTAAGTCCCGTAACTATTACGCTTCCATGCACTACCTACTGGCTTAACTGTATTACTTGAAGCGCTTGAATCATTTGAGACAGTTGCAACTGGTATTTTTCCGTCCATATATGTTCTAATTTGCTTGATAAAATAGTCTTTTAGCTGTAATTGTTTGTCTTCTGGCAATAGTCCACGAGTCACTGGGTCGAAACCAGTATGCAATACTGAACTTCTGTGTGGGCATGATGTTGAAGTGAATTCATTATGCAATCTGATTGTGTTTCTGTTTGCTGGTAAGCCCCATTTTTTCAATAGCCTAGCACATTCTTGGAAAGTTGCCTGTTCATTTTTTAAGAACGTCGCATTATCTGCGCCCATTGATTGACACACTTCGATGCCGTAATAATATTTATTACCAACTTGATTAGCTGTATGCCAACCTACTTGTGATTCGTCTAAAGCTTGCCATACAGTGTTACCCGATACATAACTATGCGCAATACCCGCTTCAAGCCTTGATAAAGGTGCGTTAACTAATCCATTACGATACGCTTCGGCTGTAGCCCCTTTACTTCCTGCGTCATTATGAATAACGATACCTTTAGGATTACCACCACGCTTAGGTAGGTCGTAACCTTTAACCACATCTTTGATGATTTTAAGTTCTACCGCTTTAGGTTGTGGCTTAGCTGTTTCTTTTTTAGGTGCTTGTGTAGGAGATTGTATTGATCGTGGCGCTGTTTCGCTTTTGAAGTTAGGACGGATAAACCACATAGGGAAATCGTAAGCATGTTGTCGTCTTGTAACTTTTTCCCAACCCCAGCCGGGTTGTTCGATTCCGTCAGTCCAGCCACCGCCTAGCCAATTCTGCTCATATACAATGATATAATCTAAAGTTGCTTTAATTACCCATGCTACGTGTCCGTATCCTGCACCGTAGTTGCTACCGAATACCACCATGTCGCCAGGTTGTGCTAAGAAGTCCGGTGTATTTTGGTATACAGTAGCTAATCCGTCGAAGTTGTTAGCGAACGGAATATCTTTTGCGCCTACACCTTTTAGGAGTAATCCAAACAAAGCTTTCCAACCAGCATTAGCATAATCAAAGCATTGAAATGCATACCAAAGGTCGATATTAAATTGTTTTCCCTCAGAAGTTTTCAACCACTCTATAAACTCTTTTTTAGTCAATTTTGCTTGCATTGTCGCCACCTCCGTGATGATACTCGTTCACGTCAAAGCCAACATCGTTAGAGGCGTCTGTGAAAGGTTGTGATGTATCATATTCTTTTGGTGCTTTCGTGCTTAATTCCGGCGTTAAACTGCTGTCTTGTGATGATTTCCACGTAACTTGTTGTTCTTCTTTATTGCTATCTCTAGGCGCTTGATATGTCTGTGCTATAGATGAATCTGAGACGCCTTTTGACGTTGGGTCAGTAATAACGCCAATCCCTGTAAGTAGCGTGAGGATAGCACCTATAATCGCGCTGGCTTGATTTAATTGAGTTGATAAATCGAATCCGAATAAATCTGTGATTTGTTTGATAAATAACAACAATGCACCAACTAAACCTGTTAATACTGCTTTATTTTTAAATCTCAATTTCCAGTTAATATCCATTTGTTTGCTCCTTTTATCCAAAATAAAAAACGACTAAAAAATTAGTCGTTTAAAATTATTCAATGGTCAATGTCGGAGATCCTGAATAAACATCACTTATAGTGACATACAACATCCCTGAAGGATTACTAAAGTTGATATTTTTACTTGCAACTCCGCTATTGACTCCTGATATTCCTAAATCACTTGAACCTAAATTAGTTTGCGAAACCCTCATTATACCGCTACGTACATTTTCTATTGTCACCTGATAACTTTTATTAGGTTCAACTCCATTTATTGTCCATTTTGCTGTTGATTCTTCTATGCTATCCGGATATTTATTTTTAGGTAAGGGTTTTATTACAAAAGATGAAGGCTTTTTCCATACTTGGATATTTCCAGCATATACTTTTGTATATTCTTCGCCTTCGTAAATAAGCTTCTTTACATTTTTAAAATTACCTTCCATAAAATCACCCCTTAATTAAGTAAAGTGTATTAGGGTCTTTTTGGTACAAATAATTATATTCTGTTTCACTGCCTGTCCAAATATTCAGTGACGGCTGCGAAGAACCGATAGGTTGATAAAGTTTATCTGCTTCCTCTTTTGTAAAAGCATTTGATGATAAAAGATAACGTTCATCATGACTGTGATTTATGTCTGATTTTTTTGATAAAGCATTTTCTAATCCTTCAATCTGTTTGATTGTATGACTATGATTTTTATCTGCATACAAACTGTTTAATGATTGCTTGAATCTCTCAAAATCTTCTGTACTAACTTTTGAGCCAATCTGTTGCAATACACTTTCTGAAATAGAGTTGTTTTGTATTGCTTCTGCTAATTCTCTTAATGTGTTCATAGATTCAGGCGCGCTATCAACTAGTTCAGCAATTTTTGTATCCGTATACGTTTTAGAGTCGTTGAGAGTTGTATCTTTGATTTTTTCAACTTCTTGCAATTTATTTTCTAACCCTTTAACATTTGCGATATTGATTTTGTCCAATAACTCAGGTTCTGCTTTGATATCTGTATCTTTACCATCAATTTGCCACATTTTAGTGTCAGGATTGATTGATACTACAGTACCGTTTTTACCGGGTGCGCCTTGTTCTCCTTTTTTACCTGTATCACCTTTCGCACCAGGTTGTCCCGGTTCGCCTTTATCACCTTTCGCACCTTTAAATCTACTTTCATTCTTTTCGATGTAAGAAATGACATCTTTATCTATTTTCTCTTTAAAGTCTTTGCTCAATAAATCTGTCGCGTTATCTTTTAAAATTCTCGTAATAGCATCATCTACCAATTTAACATCGATTTCTTTTGCTACAGCAGATTCAATACCACTATCAACGATATTGAAAGAAAAGTTTGCGACATGTATTTTTTCTTCTTCTTTCTCTAAAAACAGCTTACAGCGAACATAACCAGCGTGTTTGATAACCTTTTTAGGTATCTTGTAGGTAAGGAACCCTTTTACAACATCGTCGATAATAAGGGGCTCATTTTTGAATATAGAGCCATCTTCCATAAACAAATGTAATCTAGGTGTTAAGCCATGTGCTTTTAGATCGATACGACCTTGTTTGTCATTGATACCTATTCTTATAGATGCTGTATTTTCATCTTCAGTGTAAAATCGACAGCCAATGTCACCTAAGTCAACACCATCATTTTTTATTCTCGTTTCAACATCTTTTATTTTGTACATTTATACACCTCTTTATTTATATTTATCTCTTATAAAATAGATACCTTTTAAGCCGATTTGTTTATATAGCTTAGCGATTGTACTAGCTTGATGTTGGCACCACTCTATAGCAGTAGCGTATTGGTGCGTAGCTGGATTCTTAGGATTCCATCTGATTCTGTACAATGTGTTTTGACCTTTATTGATGTAATCCTTTCTTACGAAGCTAGCACCGCCCATGATTGCTTTTGCTGGAGTTGTCCAACCTTTATTTTTAGCAAATTTCATTGCATAATCAGGGTCGTTGTCGAATGCACCAATACCGAAGTAATTATATGCACCGTATCTACCACTAGCGAAGTTACTTGTTCCGTATCCACTTTCTAAGAAAGCGTGCGCGATCAAATAGATTTCGTTAATGTTGTTTTTCTTACAGGCTTCTGCAAATGCTTTGCCTTGTCCGTCTAGCGTTCCTTTCCCTTTGAGTATCTTATTAAGCGCACTAACTGAAACGCCTTGATACTTGCCTAAATTAAGCATTTGATAGCATTGTGTGTTACTTTCCCATATTCGCTTAACATTCATTGCTGAGCTCGTTTGTGCTCGTGTTGCATTAGCCCAGCCCCATGTATGAGATTTTTTCGGGTTACCCCTAGACATTTGTCTATCCAGTGCTTGCTGGAACGTGAACGGACTTTTTTCAGTAACGATGCTTGGTTTTTCGTCTGATGCAGTGGGTCCTCTTGTTGACGCACTGTCAACCGATGTTTTATCACTAATTCTTATTGTTGTTTTTGTAGTTACTTCTTTAATATTTTCTCGTTTCAATATATCTCGTTTGATGTACGTCTCAAGCATTTTCTTTTTGACTTGCTCATACTTTGCGTCATCCGGTATACCTTGCTTAATCAAGTCGTAATTAATTAAATCTTTCATACTACGCCAAATATTAGGGTCTACCTTTAACGTCGTTTCAGATAATTCTTTATCTGTTCCTGACAACAACCATACACCCCGTATTAAAGCTTGTATTTGGTTCATTAAGAATTGACGCTTACTATCTGTTTGACCACCACATACTTCAATAACTAGCCAATTAGGGTGACGCGGGTCATCAAAATTGGTTGGTCTAGCAAGCCATGTAGCCTCTCTATCGACATATAAATGCGGTATTTCATAATCGCTTATAAACTTATTTCTTTGCGTATACAGTTCGTCTACAGAACGCATATGCATTGATTCTTTTATATATAATCCTTGAATATCTGAGCGTTCATCACCCATTACAACTATATGATCAATAAAATGCTCTTCTTTATCTAAAACATTGCTGTAAGCAGTGTATTTTACTGTTTTAACTTCTTTAAATTGCGGTTTCTTCGCTTCGCCAGTAATTGTTGAGTCATTGGCTTTTGATGCTGAACTTGTATCAGTACTACTAGGTTTGCTAGTATCTTTTGAATATGGAGGTCTGACAAAGCCTGTAACACTTACATAAGGGTGTCTTACTAAACTTCCCGGAGAACCTGTCCAACTATTAGAATTAACCCAGTTTTGGTCAACGCTATAAAAATAACTTTTATTAGAGGGTCCTACTACTATTGCGGTGTGTCCGTCCGAACCTATTCCGTTGCCAGGGTGCCAAACTGCGATGTCTCCAGGTTCCGGTACAAATCCAGATGAATAACGATAGAATCGGAAACCCCTAGGATATCTATAATTAGCCATATCCTTAGCATTACCCCATGTTACAAAACCCCAATATCTTTTAAAAATATAGTTTGGTGTATCCCAGCATTGACTGCCTCGATAACCGTCAATATTAATCCTTTTGCCTATATTAGACTTTGCCCATTCAGCCACTTCACTTGCTGTAGGTTTTCGGGTCTTTGGATTAGGTAATCCCATGTATGCACCTCATTTCAATCAAAATAAAAAGCCAGTGCCGAAGCACTGACCTTTAAAAGTTATTTACATTTCCCGAACCAAAAGCATGACCAAAAACTATAACCTAATAAGCCTTTTAGCATAGTTAACACCTCCTTTAAATACCAAATACTGTTCTTAAAATCGCGATGATTAATGAACCTAAAATAGTTCCTATTAGCCCCATAACCCACGTTTTTAATTCTTTAATGTTTTTGGCGTTCTTTTCTTTCATTTCTTTATCCAATTGCCTTTCGCGAACCATTTCGTCAAGCGTTCTATCTAGTTTTTCACTTACTCTTTCTTGAGCTTTTTGACCGTGTTCTATTCTATCCAGTTTGTCGAACACTGTTTTGTCATTATCTTCGAGTCTTTGTATACGCCAATTTTGCTCATAAAAGCGTTTGTTAAAAAGCCCAAACATTCACACACCCACTTTATTCAAATTTAAAAGCCACAAGCATTACACCTGTGACTTTTCGTCTTTTGTCTCTGGATATTTTTCTCCAGTGATTAATGCGTATTCTTCTTTGTCAATAACGCCCATATCCACATACCACTTAATTTGCTCGTTTTTGTAACAACCCCACACATAAAAAGTTTTGATATCTTTAAAAGTTGGATAAATCATCTTCATCATTTAAACGTCCCCCTCAGTATTTGTTTTGTTAGTTTTCAGTTCAGTTAACTGCTGTGTTAACATAGCGTTTTGTTGAGTTAACTGCATTGTTAACATGTTCACTTGCGTCATCTGCATTTGCATACTCGCAACCATTCCGCGAAGTTCCTCATCACTCAAATCTGACGCGTTTTGTTGGTTTGATGCATTCGGTACATCTTCTTTTTCAAAATTGCTGTTGTATTTAATTTCGCCGTTAGTGAATACGAACTTTCTAGGTTCGAACTCTTCTTTGAATTTGATAGGTACATTGTTATCGTCTACATCTAAACTATTGCGTAATCCACCAGTATTAACGTATCCGATAACCTCATTTTTATCATTTACTGTGATTTTCATTATTTCCACCCCATAATTTTAGTTATAGTAACTTTGTTGGCATTTGCTCCAGAACCTGATGTTTTGCCTAAATCAAAGTACACATCGTTGTCTATCCTTAAAGTAGTACTACTTGTTTTAGATAGTAAGCACTCATAAATACCGCCACCATTGCCGTCTGAATCGACTACATTTGCTTTACTTAATTGAATAGCATTCGGCAATGCAGTTAGTCCGAACCCCTCAATAACACCACCTGGATAAGTTCCGCTTACTAACAAAATGGAGTAGTTTGTATATGGTTCTGTTAAATTGATTGTTGTACCTACACCATTTGCGCCACCGTCGAATAATACTGTCGACTTATGTTCATTAGGAACTGTCCACTGTGGCTCAAGTTGGCCATTTGTGATTGATCGTGTATAAATCTTTTTAGAGTTATAAGGCGTGAAGTTAAATAGCTTGTTTGTATCATCTTTAACGAATACAGATAAATACCCCTCATAACTTTCAACGCCACTTGGTAAATCTGGAACCCTTGTTGCATAGTAGTTACCAGCGGTTAAGTAACCCAAATCCCCTTGCGCGTTGTTTAAGTTAACTTGTATTGATTGACCGTTCGCCTCAGTCATCTTATGTTGTTGCCAGCTTGTTGTTCCAAATTTGTCATCTACATACTGCTTTGCTTGATTTAAAGCTGTGTTAGACGTTTCTTCAACAAATTGCTTAGTTAAGTCACCGTCATTCTTTTTATAAAATGGGTACCATGTACCACTAATTTTATATTTTGTATATTCGTCGTTTGAATCATCGGGATACCATGTAGCACGTGCAGCACTATCATCAACAACATAGACAACTAACACGCCAGATTTCCCTAAAGTGTTAGGAGCTACCGGAATATCTGAACCATCGTCAACGCCATCTTCTTTAGGTGTGTCCACTGTGCCTATATCCTCAAACGACGGCGCATCTGTTGCGCTTGTAATATGAATAATCCTAGATGTGTTAACTGCGCTTAAAACGCTATCTATGGACTGCTCAGACGATTCAATTGCTTTGCCGTAATCATCAGTAATTTTAGATTTTTGCCAATTAACTGTTGACCTTCCTTTGACAAGGTCAGCGTCATTGATTTGGTTTTCAACCTCACTCAATCTTTTGTAGATTGCTTGCTCCTTATCAACGGTTTTTTGGAACTCGCTATTTATATATTGGACGGCTTTATCTTGCGTTGTTGTAATCATCTGTACCGCTTCATTTTGTTTGATTTCTAATCTTTGAATACCTTGATTAATACGGCTATCAATCTCACTAACTAGAGACTTAGTGTCGTTTAAGCTTTTCTTTAAGTCCTCGACTTCTTCTTTAACACTTTCCGTTAAGTCCTGAATTGATTTGATATAAACTAACTTCGTTTTACCGTCAAAGTTACTAATTAAATCATTTTCAATATTGAAACTAAATTGACGCTCTACAATCACATTATTACTACCGTTTTGAGTAAAGTAAGCTTGTGCATGTACTCGTCCAGTGTATTTTAGAAACTCATTAGGGATAACGTATTGCATTCGTCCGTTAATTGCATCAACGATCGTTAAATCATCGCTAATATAAGCACCGTGTTCATCGTCGAAGTTATCCGTCTTAAGCACAATACTAGTCATCGCATTATGCTTACTGATTGATAACGGTTTATTATTTTTAGTTACTGCAAAATTTAAAACACCAGTTCCTCTATCTGATTCGTAGAAACTGATGTTTGTGTCAATAACTGGATTATATTGTGATGTTGTTTGTAACTCGATTAAATTATCGTCTTTTGAAAAATTATCTACTACCATTATTCAACCACCTTTCCCTCGAACAAACTCCATTTACCTACGCCACCAGTACCGAAGTTTCTAATTAAAAATTGATGTGCAGACGGGAAGTTATTACGTCTTAATACTTGTGTTGTGTTGCCTGGTGTATTTGATTTCACTTCTAATACCCAACCTGCAACCCCTTTGAAATCTTTAGGGAAATCAGTAAATCTCTTTGATTCTTCGGTAGTGATATAGAAATCTAAACCAACGATTTTTAAATCCGACAATTTTGTAATACTCTTAGGAATATGTTCCCAATAACCAGCGTTTTGCGGACAGAAATTCCACGCTCCGTTGTTTTTCTTGTTGAAAATGTCGATGACACGTTCAAATTTAAGCATGTTTCTACCTGTACTATTTCTAGTAAGCACTTGTCTTAGAGCGCCGTTATAGTGTCCGGGCAGTACATCAAAGAACCAACCTGCATCCCTAAATTCTTTAGGTAACGGAAAGTCTAAAGCGTTTAACGTATCTTGTGTATAGATATAGTAGTTACCAACTTCTGTAACATCGCTTAAATATGCTGGGTTTTGTACTGGTAACGGTTTTACACGTCCGCCTGAGTCAGTCATTGATACTTGAGGTGCAATGTTTTTTAAGAATTGGTTTACGCCTCTTTGACCGATAGAATAAATTGAGTGATGTCTGTTGTTACCTGGTCCAATAGTTACCCCGATTAAAAGCGCTTTACGACCTGTTTCTAGATCGTAATACATATCTAGACCCTCAGCCTCTTGGAAATCTCCAGTAAAGTTGTTATTCACACCGCCAATATCTATACGACGTTTAAATAACAATTCTTTTGTTTTGATATCGAAGCCTTGCAAGTAATTAGGGTTAGCTGGGTTCGAATCGCCAGTGTACCAATATAAGATACCTGCATCATAAGCAATACCTTGCATAGGTTGTGTTCCTGATGAATATTGCATAGGGATATCCATTTGATACAACACTTTGTCTATACCTTTATCGATATCGTCGGCACTTCTGACTTCAACAAAGTTCAATGCATTCTTAGCTTGTTGTTCAGAAGTCTTATATTCTCGTCTGAAAATCATTAAATTTTCAACCGGATTATAAATCGCTGACGTGTATCTATTGTTAAATACATTCGGCATAACATCTTGCATTTCATTGCCGTATGTCATTTCTCCGCTTCTATATTTAAAACGTACAAACTTATTATTGTTGTTACTATCTAATACAGCTGAATATATCCACAATTCATTATCGATATATCTATATGCATTATGCGTACCATGACCACCATTTTTAACAAGCAACCTATCAATAAACTGTCCGTTAGGCTTTAATCTAGATAACATATAGTGGTTGCCTGGACGCGCTTGTGTCATATAAATAATTTTTGTTCTTGGGTCAATCCAAAATGATTGCATTACTGCGTTAGTATATGGCGATAAGTCAGTGATAAATTCCGGTTCTTGCTCTTGTGGTTGAAATCTGTACTCAGTCGCTCTATATTCTGTGTAGTTATCATCAACTGCTTTTTTTACCGTTTTAGTGAATTCATCTAATGTTGCATAATCATGATACAAACGATCTTGTAACGTTGGATGTGCGTATCCTGTATTATCAACACGCGCATCTTTTACTTCGTTGATACCGTCGCCGTTATGTCCTAGTACCATATTGCTAAATCGACCATTTAAATAAGCTAAGAAATCTGAAACACTACCGTTCAAATATTTAATTTGGTTAGCTGTGTGCGCGTATATTTCTTCTTTTTGATGATAAATAAACATCTTTTCAAGTTTACTCATTCCATCATCAAGCAAACGATAGTTGTACTCGTGTTGAGCTACTACTTTTTCGCCAGTGATTGAATGCAAACTAGTTATTAATCCATAAGCCATTGGTTGCCTCCTTTAGTCGTAAAAACTGTAATAATCCTTGATTAACTCGTACATAATAACCTCGTGTCCCTTTTCATTAGGATGCAAACCGTCTTCCATGCTCGCTTTCCTAAAGGCTGGATTGTAAGGCTTGAAGTAATCTGTGTGATATGCGTCAAAAACTGGCACGTCTAACTCGCTACAAGCTAATATTTGAGCGTTTACATAGTCCTCAAGTGTTAACCCTAGTTTGTTTTTGTCCGTGTCTTTACGGCGTATCGTTGTACCACGCATAGGACATTGTCTAGTAGCTGTCATTACTAGTATTTTTGAATCCGGGTTATTCTTCCGTATAACTTCAATTGCAGAACAAAAGGCACCGTAAAACGTTTTAGTGTCCGTTTTATCAGTGCCTATCGGTACGCCTGCCCAATAACCATGTAACCAGTCATCATCAGTGCCTTGTAATATGATTAAGTCGCCTCTTATTTGTTCTGCTTGTCTATAAATACTATTTTCAACGTTGTTTGTATCTGTGACAGTTGCCATAGTTGCGCCACCTTTTGCAAGGTTGGTCGTTTTCGCTTTTAATTTCTTGCCTAACATTTCTGTGAAATTAGTTTTTGCGTGCGACCCTCTAGCTACAGAATCGCCAATTGTTCCAATTGTTTTAACATTTCTTATACTTGATTGACTTGTAAAGTCATACATGATCGTGCCATTCGCAGTTGTAACTGTTTTAGTACTCATCTTATCGACTTTTGCATTTATTTTTTCATTCTGCTTAACTAACTCATTATTTATAGATAAACTAGCATTAACTTTAGCGTTTAGTTCTCTCAAGTACTTAGCTGGGTCTGACTTAGTTGTTTTTACGTTCTTAACATAGTTTGTAGCTTCGTGAATTGCTTTTCTATATCTGTCACGCATTGTAAAGTCGCCTAATACTACATCTTGTTTAATGATGTTATTGTACGCATCTCTGTGTGTAGTAATCTCGACTATCCTTACTAAGTCGTTATAGCCTATAGTTGGTTCAGCCACTCTTACAACATCGCCAATTCTTGGATTAGCCTCTGGAAAATGCTCAGGCTGTGCTACGAAGTCCAAAGAAATAGAAGCAGTGACACTTTTCTTTATCACTAGCTCCATTGATTTTTTCAAAACATCTTCTTTTTTTATACGTCCATCTATTAACGGAGGCGCTTCCCTTTTCCCAATCAGTTGTGCCAAAGGATGCGTAAATTCAAATTGCAATCCCGCTTCATTAAACGTTTGTTGTCCGTCGAAGTCGCCATAACCTCTTATATATGTGTAGCATTTAGAAGCATCTTCTTGAATCTTGACGTTATCAGCATTTACACCTGATTTAATATAGTAGTTTGCTACTTTTGATAATTCGTCATACAAGTGGAATGATTTTGTTTTAGCGTCGTACTCATATTCGAGATGATAGCGTTCAAGACCTTTTTTGAATATCTCAAGTCTTGTGTCTCCCTTGCCTAAACCCTCAAACTTCGATGCGTCAACCTTAGCGTGCAACACATATTTGTAACTAGTCCCTTTAAATACAGTATTAAAAAACTCAACACCTGTGAAACTTTCGTTATATTCTTGATATATCCTAGAATTGTTTAGATCATCCAATTCTTTTTGTCTAGCTTTGATACTAAGTTTTATTTTGTTGCCAACCGTTGACTTATCAAGCATTACTATCACATATTCATTGAAGTCGTCTTCTCCCTCTACATGTGTGATAGTCCACATTTTTGTAATAGCGCCGATTGCGTCGAATGTGCTGGCATTTTCGACAATGTCAATATCTAGCGTGCTATCTTCATTCAGTTTTTTGTTTAATTTCGTACTGACATGAATCGCATGACCGACGCCCTGTAAACTCTTTAATAATACCGGCATACGCTACTCCTTATCTGTAATATAATTTGTGTCTAAAGACTATCTTTTTCATAAGTCTATTAGCTTTGAAACGATTCCAACCAGGATACAGCACCGGTTGTTCTAACGTCTTGTTATATAGGTCGATGTTTAAATTACCTCTATAGGTGTGCTTATTATCAAAAATGATTTTATCGCCTGCTTTTAAATCGACATCTTTAATTACTGAGATGTTCCCTTTATCCATATAGAAAGTGAAACCGTCTTTATCATCAGCTTTAACATCTTCTGCTAATTCGATTTCAACTACATTAAATTGGTTGAATTGGGTTAATGCTACATCTCCGTTGTAATAAACATTTCCAGAACTCGTATTATAGAATGTCATTTTTCTACTTTTATCATTTTCGTTTAGCGCTATTCTGTCCGGTACTGACCATTTTTCTAGATCGTTATCACTTTCTAGATCAGTGCTATAGCCTATACTTTCGAAAAACGGCAATTCAGTCGTTTCAAAGGTTAACGTGATTTCTCCTGATGTCTTAGTTGTATCAAATGAGACATCGCTAACTAACCCAACATATATTTGTCTGCCATCAACATAATCCAATTCGAATTCTTGGTTTAACGGTTCGAACATGTTTTCGAATTTAATAGTATTATCCGGCGTTGCTAATTCTCTTAAATAAAATCGACCATAAAACAACGTTTGAATGTCTGATTTAAGATGCGAGGCATAAGCTATTTTAGGGACTTCATACCTCAATCTTAATTCGACCTTTTTGTATTCTTCTTTAGCGTAATTGTGAAATCGTCCATCAACGCCATCTAATGGCGAATAATTCCTTTTATAACCTGCGCCAACGACATTGTAATCAAGCACTCTCAAATGGTTGTAAGTGAGAGGATTGTCACTGACTCGATAAATTACACCGTTTTTTACAATTTCTACATCATGGGCTATCAATTAACAAACCTCCCTTACATTAAGTTGAAACTACCATCTTTTGCATCCATATCATCAATGTGTGATTTAATCATGTTAAGGTCGCCCTCATTCCTAACAGTTACATTAACAATAGGTCTATTGTTTTCTTTCATGCTATGTTGCACATCGTTTGTCATATGACCGTCAACACTTGGTGTCAAGCTGTCATTAAAACCATCTGTAAGCGTTGAACCTAACTCACTTGTGAATGTTTTACCGAAGCTAGTAGCCATTACTTTAGCTTGTGATACCGCTAAGCCTTTTCCTAAACCGCTACCTCCACCGTGTCCACTCACGAATGAAGTTACAGAGTCCCAAGCTGACGAAATTGCATCGCCTACTGCGCTGACAACTTTGTGCGCGGCGTTAGCTACACCCTCAGCTACTTTGCCGATTAATTCAGCTCCAGCATTTAAAAAATCACTGAAGAAACTTTTAATCTTGTCTAGTGCATTTTTCATTCCATCGCCGACATTCGAAACAACTTTTCTAAATCCATCGACGACTTTGCTTGCAAAACTTGTTACGGTATTCCAAATATTTGAAACCCATTGCGCACCTGTTGAGATAATAAAACTTAGTGCTTGTCCCATTTTTTCGGCTATACTTGAAGCAACTCGACTGAACCAACTTGTAACAGTGTTCCAAATACTGCTAACAAAATTAGTGATTGTACTCCATATCTGAGACCAACTTGTTCCAAACATCGATAACGCTCGATTCATTACTCCAGTTAAAAAGCCGATTATTGACTCCCAAACTGATTGCATGTATTGCCAAATCGTATCAAGAACACTTGTAATCGTTGTTTTAATCGTTTCCCATGCTCCTGAAAAGTCACCAGTTAGTAACTGTATTAAAGCAGTAAATAAACCTACTATGATTTGGACTGCTACTGATATCACTGTTCCTATAGTTTGGAACGCTATTGTTATCAGAGTCCATAAAGCTTGGACAACAGTCATAAGATTTGTAATTATTCCTATGACCAAAACACCTAAAACTTGCATAAAGATTTGACCTAGCACTTGTAATATAGGCATTATTGGCTGTAATGTTGATTGAATTTTGCCCCATAATTCAGTTAACCAACCAACTACACCCTGAATCGCGCCAGAAACTGCAGTTTTAACGCCGTTCCACGCTTCAGTAATAGTGTTTCTGAAATCCTCGTTTGTTTTCCATAAATAAACTAAGACGCCGATGAATGCACCAATTACTGCGATTACTGCTAAAATAGGTGCTGAAATCGTTCCAAAAACACCTGTTAATGCTGACATAACTCCAGTAACTAGACTTGATGTTCTAACGAAGCTTAAAATCTGTTTGATGACGCCAAATAAGCTCAAACCAAATACATTTGTAAGTACACTACTTATAGCGACAATTGGAGCCATTAAAGCCCAAAATGCACCGCCTAATATACCCATAACACCAATAATCTGTGCTACTGCTGGGTGTGTTTCAAACAACTTAGCGATAAAACCAGCTAAATTAGTGATGAAATCTAACAACTTACTAGCTATAGGAGCCATTGCAGTACCAAACGCCACTAACGCTTTTACGATGTTGCCGATTAACTGCATAATAGTAGGACCATTCTCTTGAACATAACTTATAAAGTCTTTGAACCCTTGAGATTGCCCAACTTGTTCTGACCACGTTCTAAATTGAGAGGTTAATTTAACTAACCAATCGAAAATATTAGAACTATTTTGAGCAAAAGCAATCATTAAATTACCAATACCAGCGAATACATTTCCAAATATCTGACCAATCTTAGGCAAGTTAGTAGTAGTGTAGTCAATAAACGCTTTAATAGCATTCTGACCAGCTACACTATTAGCCCAATTTTGGAAAGCTATAGACATGTTCTGTAGTCCTTGAGACACAAATTTGAACAACGGCATTAATTGAGTGAAAATGTTAACTAATCCGTCGCCAAATCGTCCTGCTGCGTTCAATAAATCTCCGAAAATTGCACCACCTACACTATTTAATGCCTCAAACGCTTTCTTTGCTGTTTCAGAATGTTTGACCCAATCCTCAAACTTACGTGCGTTTGCTTCGACTAGCATAGACACTTCGGATAAGAACGGTTTCAATTGAGACATTGCGCTTGTAACGCCTCTGATGCCTGCTGACATCGCATTAAAAATACTTGCCTGATTCTCTTTTACAATGCCTTGCCATGTAGTTTTTAACTGATCGCTGGCATCTCTAAAGTTTTGAACTTCTTTTGTTACTGCCAATGTTCCATCTTTTACCATTTTTAGTGCGGTAATAGCCATTGCACCGAAACCAACCGCTCCGACACCTGCAACAGAGAACGCACCAGCTAAACCAATGACGCCACCACCTAATACACCGACAGCATTAAGTACTGCCATGATAGCCGGAACTAATCCAGCAATTACCGGTATTAACGCTTGTATACTAGCAATCATTAAACCTTTGACTTGTTGTGCAAAGATAGTACCGAAAGTTCGAATCTTAGTAGCTAAGGCGTCCATTTTCTCGCCGTAATCTTTCAATGAGTTGTTAAGTTTACCCCAAATATCACTTGTTCCATTTACTTCTTTCCTCATAATCTGGCCAATTCTTCCGAAAGAACGCTTAACTGCTCCTTCGACTTCATTGAATTCTTTTGTGAATTTATTTCCTAATTTCCACCTGCTAGAATCAACATCAAAACTATGCCTACTAAGATCTATTAAGTCTTCTTTAAACCCTTTAACCGCCATTTTAGCGGGGTTTGCATCTAAATCCAACTTAACAACATGTTTTCTCCAAGCTTCGACAGTAGCTTTAGTTGCATTATACTTGGCCATTAATTCAGTGTTACTTAGTTTTAAATCTACTTTATGTTGTTTAAATCGCTCTACTTGAGCTTTAGCACGTTCTAAATTCGCTTTATACTCATCTGTTTTCATGAATAATTTAACAGAATGCCCTCGCCATCGTTGAGCCATCGATTTAGCTCGCGTTAGTTCTCTTTGGTAATCTCTTATGTTAGCTGTAACTTCTGTCTTGATTTCGTCCGGTATATCAGTCTTAGCCATACGTTGCGCAGTTCTCATATTCCTTTTAAAATCACTGATTATAGCTGTAACACGAGCTAGAAAATTCTTTTCCATGCCTAACCTCCTTTATGACTTGTTTTTAAGCTGTTAAGGAACTTACGAGTACCCTGTTTTTGTATTTCTCTTTTACGTTTGTTTTTAGCTAGCTCACGCTGTTTCATTCTTTCGTACTCGTCTTCTTGACCACGAATAATGTAATGTTCTCTTTCGTTCTGCCTAACAAAACGTTTTAGTGATTTACCAGCTTGAGCGACCGCATTATATTGAGCGCCGTACAACGCGATGTCCCTTTGGTCAATCAATGCTTGTCTAGCGCCAATAATCCAGTCATTCCATTCGGCAGGTAGCATGCTCATTAGCTCGTCGTTACTCATATAACCTATGTAACGACTGGTCATCTGCCTTATTTCCGAATAATCTAATAAGGTGCTACGGTCATGATTTCTTTGTAGTTGTTCTTCATCATCTCGATACCAGCTTTCGCGCCCTCTTTCTCGTCTTCTTTGGCTAACGATGGCGCTTGGTTCATCTGCGTCCAGAATAGACGTGATTTCTGCTTGAAAAAACCGCTATTGTTCATTACGTCCAACGCACCTTGTAAAAGATTTAACGTGTCGTTTTCTCTTTCGATGATTTCCATAATTTCTGCTTCAATGTCTTCCCTTTTAGGTGCGCTTTTACCTAGATAAGCTGTTGCACACTCCCAAAAGTCTACGATTGCCACTGTGTCACGTTCTAGCAAAGCGTTATAAACATTAGTGAATCCTGAAATTGTTTGTTTTCTACCTTTGTTATCTTCTTGTTCAGTCGCGAATTTTTTAGCAGTTTTATCAAACATAAATGTCGCTTTTGCTTTCACTTCTTCATTGTTAATTGTTAGTGATGTAATTGGATTAAAAGTTGTTTCAGTCATATTAAATACCTCGTTTATCGTTATTTTGTACAAAAAAATAGAGGGCTTATGCCCTCGTTAATTACATACTTAAATCGCCACTGCCAGCAGTTGTTTTTTTAGTTCGGTTTTCATAACTATCTTCATAAGCGTTCATGTCTTCGAATTCAACAACTGGAGCCAATGCGCTAGGGTTAAGCCATTCTTTTGGTAAATCGTTGATTGTACCGTCTGCACTATTGAACTTAACTTTCGCTGTGATTTCAATTTTGTTATCTTCGTCATCAAATGACCATTCGTGCTCTTCGATAACTACATACGCGAATACACCGTGATGTTTGCCATCGCGTTTTTTAGTTTCCCAAATCCAAACACGTAACTGCTTGAATTGTTTAACTGATTCTTTTAATGCTAATTGACCTTTATCTCCCGGAACGACATCAAGCGTCAACTTGATTTCTTCTTCGACAGAGTTACGGCTATAATCTTTCTTACCGCCTTGAATGATTTCAGCAAGGTCATTACTGATAGTGTGTCCACCCTCTGCTAAACTGCCTAAAAGCGTTGCTTCTTCGATAGTTAGCTTCTTAGCTAAATCTTTATCAGCGATTTGGAGAGCGACAATATATTTATCTTGCATTCGTTACACTCCTTTATAATGTGTTATGTCGGTATTTAAAAACAAGCCTAATGATACCGTGTTTAGTGTACTGATCTATGTCAGTAATCACTTCTTGTGTATCAATTCGGCTTTTAATGAATGAATAATAATCAATTTCTATTTCGTTGTTTAAAACGAAGCCTAAAAATTGAATTATTTGTGATGCCTCATCTCTATTACGTGCTTGACTATAAACGTGTAACGTGATGCCGACATCTTCGACCATGCTGGTCGTTGTTTCTTTGTTAGTGACGTTTGTTTCACCCACAACGATATATGGGTAAACAGCGTCTTTCTGAACGCAATCAAAAACCCTACCACCCAATTGTTTTTGGATAATAGGGTTACTTTTTAATTTGTTATATACTTTGTTAAATAAGTACCGTTCAACTGATACCCACATATCTTAACCACCTCATGAAAAATACTTATTAAAGAATGCTCGTCCAGCGTCTATTGCCGGCTCCCAAAAAGGTTGAGCATGTTGCCCTTTAGTAGTATGCCACTTACCGTTTGCATCTTTGTAAGACCACGGTATTTTTTTCGCTCTACTACCTCCAGCGCCTGTTGCATATATACCAGTACCATAATTGACATATATTGCGTATTCACTACCAATATTAATAACACCAGTAAAACCGCCGTCTTTAAAGTCCATTGTTACACTTTCCCTAAGATAACCGGTATCAACTGGCATTAATGAAATGATTGTATTGTGAATTTTAGCAGTAGTCTTTGCTATACCTCGTTTGACCCATCGCTCTATGTCTCGCTCGTAATTTTCCAACTCTTTTACTAAGTCCCAATTACCATACTTAACCTTAGCCAATAGGTCGCACCCTCAATCTAGTTAAATTGATTTCATGTTGTCCGCCTTGGTCGACCGGTTCGCCTACAACTTCGTACGTTTCACCCTCGTAATTAAATAAAGTTTTGTTTGTTATTGGTATGTGGTACGGCGTATATAGGTTACGATCAAAATCTTTGCTCATTTGATGAAATTTGAGTGTCTCGCTTGATGTAGGCGTATCCATAAACCCTTTAATTGTTTCGTTACTTTTAAAACGCTCGTATTCTTTAGGATATGTTCCTACGACTTCGACCTCTCCAATTTCGATTGTGTGCGGAAACTCATCGAACGGATTAAACATATTTCTTGCCCCAACTCAACTTACGATAAGGCAATAAATACGCGTAAGCACTACTAGGTATATCGGTAACATAGGTATAACTCACAGTGCCCATCGTGCGCGCTGAGATATTGCCAGTTGTACCAAACTTGATACATTCAGCAATAAACTTCTTAACGCCCGATGGCACTTCTTTGTCATCAAATTTTTGATTGCAATAGTCTTCTGCAACACTTTTATATTCTTCAATAAGATAATTGATTTGCTTATCGTTAGACGAATCGTTGAGTGAAAGCCCATTAATCATTTTGACGTCTTTTGCGTCCATTACTTAACACCCTCTAAAGCTTTGATAAGCTCATCTTTTTTCATATCGCTATAGCCTTTAATTTCACGCTTTTTAGCAAGTTCTTTTAATTCTGATACTTTCATATCAGATAAGTTTTTTTGCTCGTCAGCGCTCGCCTCAGACTGTTCTACTTGCTTGTCTTCAACAAGTTTAATAGCAATTAAATTACGGCGGTTATTTGTTGTAGATAATTCAGTGAATCGTTCTTCTGATACTTCTAATCCATCACGTGGGTAGACGTCTCCCACTTGATATTCATGTCCGTTGTCTTGTGCATCTTCAAAACGTTCGATTACTTTATACATACGTCACTACCTCCTATTACATTTCTAAACTTCCAGAACCTTTAGTGATTTTTACTGCTTTAGATTCATCATATAAATAAGCTACATAGTGCTTATCACTGTATAATGCAGTTGTTTTTGTTGATGCGTCACGCGCTACTTCTAAGAAGAAATCACGTTTCAAGATTAATTTAACTGCACCTTTTTTAGCTAAAATAGCCGTGCCAGCTTCTAACTTATTAGAACGTACAATGATAGCGCCTAGAGCTTCGCCGAATGCACCTTTAACGATGATGTCATCGCCTAATTCAGTTGCACGTGTAAAGTTAGTTGATGCATCTCCGCGTAATTTACCAGCATCAAGTGGATTGATAAATAAAACCATTGGTTCTAAGTCTTCATCGTTAAATTTGTCGATTGCTGATTGTAAGCCGTTTAATTTAGTGATGTCCGCATTAACAGTCAGTTTAGCTCCCATTAAAGCGTCTAATACGTCATTGTCAACTTTGTTAGCGTGTGCCAAACCATGTTGACGTACTTGTTCGCCTTGTGGGTCTCCATAACCACTTAATAAAGCCTCATCTGTAATAGATGTACCTTTAGCAATTTTACGAATTTTAGCCTCACGTTTTTTCGTTTCTAAAATGTCAGTTGGGATTTTTTCGCCCTCTGCAACTACTTGCGCGTCTCCACTATAAACGAATGCTGGGAATGTCAAAGTGTCTCCCGGTTGTCCTTGTAATGTGCTATCTACTTCTGCAAATGAAGCGAAACGCAATTTCTTTTCGAGTTGCGCTTGCATCATAGGCGCCAATACTTCTGGAATGATTTGATTACTTGTTTTAGTAAGTCCTTGTGCCATGCTTGTACCTCTTTCTTTGTTTAATTTTGATTAACTAATTTTTCGAATGTCTCACGATCGTTCAAATACAATTCGTTACGTTCAGCGACACTCATGTTGTCAAACTTTTCTTTCGTTACACCTACATCCGGATTGCCTCCGCCTTGTGGTGTTTTACCTGTAGGCTTAGACGGCGCAAATAAATAAGGCTTAGACTCTTTAAGCGTTTCAACCGCTTTGTCTAAACCTTTTACAGTGCCGTCATCTGCTAATTCCAGTTCATCTTTATTGATGAATGCTAGAATGTCGTTAGCATCATTTGCTTCTTTAGCAACCGCTAACTTAACTGCGTTATTAAGTTGTGTTTCTTTATACTTTGTCTCCCACTCTGAATTTTGATTTTTTAATTCTTCGAGTTCTTTCTGAATCTCGCTATCATCTTTAACAGAGTCTTGCAATTTGACAATTTGTTCATCACGTTTAGAAATCTCTTCTTTTAACTCTTCAATTTCGGTATTCTTGTCGTTCAATCTTGAACGTGGTACCATTCCCGATTTTGATTCGTCAATCGCATCAATTACTTTCTGCTTGTCGATTTCTCCGTCCTTAAATTGTCCTAACAATGTGTATAAATCCATTAAAACTACTCCTTTTTACGAGTTTTACGTGCAACGCCACGAAGAATTTTGGTATAAAAAGAAGCAGTTTAACGACATGCTAAGGTCGAGTAGTAAACTACTTTCTTTTACGTTTATATTTCTCCCACTCACGATAAGTCATTTGTGGTATTACTTCGGTTGTCCCGTCATCTTTACGTGCTCTCGTTGTACTAGGCAAATCATCTTCATCAATGTAATACATAAGCTTACAACGACAGTTGATGTTTTCTTTCGCACTATTCACACCAACGAACAACTTGGGCGCTTGTCCAACGCAACCACTCGACTTGAACGGTTCGTCTATTTTCTTCTTAGCACCGTCTAGATGCCTGTGTGTGTCTCTTGTACGTGTATCTTTAGTAGCATGCCAATACTTATACATCTGTAAGCCATTCTTTTGAGCTACTAATGCGCTATCAAGTCCAGCTTGTGACATCGCTCTACCCGCTTCTGTACGCGCTACACGCAACGATTGAGCTTTAGACATACCAATATCATCACGTATTGCTTTCGCTATCTTAGAGTATCCCTCTCCGCTCATAATGCCTTGTGTGATGTGTAAGCGTATCTTTTTCAATACTTCATCACGATGCTTCTGTAGCGTCGGTACTAATCGAATAAACTCAATAGGTTGTTCGATAGCTGATGCGATAACTTCTTTGCTAGGAACATCAAACTGCATAGACGTTTGACTTGCTGTCTCATATAAATAAAGGCTCATAAGGAACTTCTCTATATAAGCATCTTCCTGCGACTTCTGAATCATCTTAGCTATTTGCCTGTAGTCATCAGTCAGCATCATACCTATACGAGTTAACTCCTTATTGAGCCTGTTGTATTTATTAAATTCAGTCCATGTAACATACACATCATCACTTTGATACTTCTCAAACATATCTGCGATGATTTGCTTTATCTCTTTAAGTCGATTAGCAAATAGTTGTTCTATAGGCTTCTCAGCTTTAGAGATTAAACTGTCAATATACTCATCAATATCATTCTGATTCTTTATCGTTATATCTTTCTTGTTGTTGGGCACCGTCAGCACCTCCGTCATCTAAATTAGGCAGTTGCTTGTTGTACTCCATTTGTTCTTGATCTATTCGTTCGAGTTCTGCTTTATAATCATCAACAAGCGGAGAACTCTTCACAAGTGTCTCTCTAGATAAATATTGAGATTGCGCAATGATTTGTGATTGCTCAGCATCATTCATCATTCTGTTAAAGTTAAACGATATCTCGATGTCTTTTACGTCCATCTTCAAGTTATTAAAGTCTATGATAAAACTAATTAACTCTTGTATCGCTACCGTCGCTTTATTCTTGAGTTTGTTAGCTTTCAAATCTAAGTTGCCATATAAGAATTTTAGTGCGATACCACTTGGAGCTGAGCCAAATTTATCAGTTTGGAAGTCAACACCTTGTCCGAATTCCATTATATAAGCTCTCATAAGGTCGATGTATTCTTTGGTACTCGATACCGGCACTTCAACTTGTATAGTCTCTACGCCACCATCTCCATCAACATTGATAGCTTTATAGTACTTAAGTCCACGCATAAATTCTTCTAAGTCTTGACCCTCATAACCCTTTAAGATATAGATAAGTTCAACTGATTCATCAAACATGTTTTGTGCGTCTGACAATCTTTTGTCGATTGCATCGATTAATGATTTGTACATCCATATGTCTGATACTTCTTCTGGATTGTTCTTAAATGCTATGAACGGTACTCTACCCCAATTACCATTACTGAAATGTGATTGAACGTGATTAGCACCATAATAATAATCTGGTATTAATCCACCGTTCTCTAATACATAATAAGTAACAGTAGCATCAGTCCAAAACTCCACTTTTTCCTCGTTGTTAAACTTGTAGTAACGAATGAAAGACTTTAATTCTTCTCTTTCTTTATCAACCCAAATCGGTATAGCTTGTTCAGCTGGTACACGGAATAGTTTCATCTCTCCGTTTTCATTAATGTAAACTTGTAGCCAGTCGATACCTTTATTACTTGTAGCAGTCAAGATATCTATCAACTTATTATCCCAACGAGTATCTAGCACATCATGAATTACTTTTAAAACATTCTCGTCCTCACATGAATATGTTACTGGTTTGCTAGCAACATAACTGACTTTTTGGTCAACAAGGTTTTGATGAAAGTTGGTAGTGATGCGCCAATCCGGCTTATCATAATCAATATTGCCGTGCACATCTACCTTTTTCATTTGCTTAATGATGTCGTTGTCCTTGTCGTAATACCTTTGTCCGACTGTAATTTTTTCTAATTGTTTTCTATGGTCATCAATTAATCTGACAATCATTTCTTCTTGTGTTTCGAATTGCGGTTTTAACTGTTCGACGACTTCCTCGCCGTATGGTTTATCCCATGGCATACGAATAATGTTAAACACCTACCTCAATATACTTAGTTTATTTTGCCTCATATCACGTTCTAGCGCGTACCTTGTAGCATCTATTGTGTGATTGTCTTTGTCTTCTAGTTTAGGCTTAACATTGCCGTCTTTGTCCGTCTCATAGTCTATATTCTCGAACTCTCTAGCAATGTTTGGTGTGCGTCTTGGGTCGATTACAATAGCCTCTAAATCATCAAGCCATTGCTCTCCGAACTCCACGCTATCAGCACCCTTTTTAACACCTTTAATCTTCTTAATTCCATGCTCTTGTTTCAATTCAGCGATTGATTTAGGCTCAGCACTATCAGCGTATATCTCATCACTTTGGTAACCTTTCTTTTTAAGCCAATTAGCAAACTCACGGTTACTTATCTGTACGCCGTAATGTTCGTCCATAGCATATATAACACGTTTCTTTTTATCATAATGCCAACGTACAAAAGCTAATGGATCAGTAGCATAACCAAAATCGACTGCATTTCTTATGTTGTCGAATGTGTCGTATTGTCTTTGCGGTATTTCTTCAATTCTTAAATTATTAAACGGCACAACGCCACTCCCTATCGCTTCGCCCATATATTCCCATCGATAACGTTGTTCGTTACGCTTTTTAGCGCTCTCAGCCTCTTGTATAAACTGTTTAGATATAAACGGGTTATTCAAGTATGTAGAGTGATGCACGAATGTGTTACCGGCTTGAAATGAGCTTTCATATTTTTTATTAACCCACGATTGCTTACGTTTAGGCGGGTTGTAGCTGAAGAAGAATTTATAAAACAATCCCTCGTCTAATTCTCCACGTAGTAACGAGTTGGTAATCGTTGTAACTTCATCTTCTGTTTTGAATTCCGCCAACTCTTCAATCCACGAAATAGAAAAAGGAAACCTACTATCTTTCAACGACTTCAATCGCTCAGGGTTTTGTGCCCCCCTAAAGATAATCCGGTTCCCTCTAGGTATATATGTTATTTCCATTGGCGACACTTTAACTTTGAATAAGTGTGACACCTTTTGTTCTTCAATTGCCCACTTGATTTGCTCAAACACTGATGTAGCTAATGTGTTATCTGTCTTACGTATAACGACTGCATTCATCGGATAACGCATAATAAGTTGTGTAATGATGATTGATATATCTGAGGACTTACCTGAGCCACGTCCGCCCTTTGCAACGATGTTAAGTATATCTTTGTCTTTTGTTGCTTTCCACAATGGGTGGAAATGGTTAGGTAGCAAGTCAGATAAGTTAATCGATATCGTCATTAAACGTCACCGCGCTCTGCATTGTTATTTCTTGTTTGTCGACTGGATTATAACCTGTACGATCTAAAATATCTTTAGAAGCTTGGAACCTCACAAGCTCACTCTTAGCATCCAATAAATTAATCATTGTTTGTAGAGCTTTGGGCACTTGTTTTTGCAAATGCTCAGCTTGATACCCTTTAAAACCCTCCCTAAATTTATCATTAGCTTTCCACCTTGATATAGTAGCGCGGTTCACGTCAATTTGTTCTGCGATATCCATATCTTTTGCGCCAGTGTCTGTCTTTATTTGTATATAAGCTTGTTGTTTTTTTGTTAATTCTAAATACGCGCCAAATGTTGCGTTATTTTGCATATTACTCATCGTATAGTATCACCCACTTTATGTTAATTACTCTAGTTATTTTAAATATAAAAAAGACCCGAATAACCGAGTCTTTAAACTACTTATTTTCCGAACTGATCTATAGCTCTAAATTCACTTTTTACTAACTTAATATGTAGTTCTTGTTCATATTTCGTTTCTGCTTCTTTTACTACCATATTTTTACCATCATTTTTCTCTGGCATTACATTTAAAACTTTACCTTCAAAATCAGTAATTTGTAATATGGATATCTCACCAGATTTTTTTATTTCTTCTTTAAATGAAATATCATCAATGATAATATTGATTTGATTTTCTCTAACTTCTAATTCAACATTTTTTGAATACCTTTTATTGTTAATTCTTAAACACTTACCTTTATAGATCGTCATATTTTCCTCACCCTTTGTTTATATTTGTCACAATACAAATATATCATAAATACAAAAACGCCCCTACATCTTGTGCAGGAGCTACGTTCAATAAATATGAAAGGAGGGAAATAGTTATGACTCAAAATGCAAGAATTAAACTACCCACCATATAGGCAGGTAGTAAGTGATTAATAGCGTAACATATCATCTTTTATATGTTTGTCACTTCTCAATCACATCGATGAGAACATCTAATGTGGCTATTACCCCACGTCTTAAGATAATTCTTACAAATCAATTATATAAAATTAATTCACAGTTTAAAAATAGTGTCATTTTCGTCATTTCTGTCATTTTTGTCATTTTCGTCACTGTAGTAGATAAATCTTTTCTGCTAACTCATCACGTCGTGCTAGAAAGTTGTTTCTGTTCAATTTAGAGTTAGGCATCTTCTTGATAATTGCATCCCTGTTATAACCCTTCTTCAATAACTCTAAGAAACAAAAGTCAACATGTCCTAATCTCTGTTGTGATTGATTTATAAACTCAACTTCTTTCAACATCTGTGCATACCTTTTATTTGCTCTCTCAAGCCTCACTACAACATCTTCAACTTTACTCGAGTTTTCCCCTTGTGGTTTCGGTAACGTCGCTTGTATGCCATACTGAGCTATTGAATTGCTATCATATTCCGGTATTACATCAGCTAATACATTGCACTTCATTTTATGTGTGCCTATCATGTTAACAATTGACTCTTTGCTATACATCTACTCCGACACCTCCGCCTTAATCAAATCTAACTGATCGCTCAACTTTGCGAAGTCACTTGGCGCCTCTACATCATCATTAGCCGTCATCATAATATACACTTGCTCAGTTACATACTTACCTAGCTCATACATTGCTAGTAAGAATAATAGTCTTAGTATTTGTTTAATCATTGTTTATCTACCTTCTTTACTTCGTATAAGACCGGATATAAATTTAAAAAGTGTATTCTATAACCGATTGTTTTAACTTCTACCTTATCGCCTACTTTTAACCTAGCTTGTATATCTGCGCTATCAAATTTCTTTTTGAATAATAAGTCGGAATTTTCAATGACTTGTTTGTTGTCTAATACAATATAGAACTTGTCTTCTTTATCTTGTCTCTTGTTATATTTATCTGTAATAGTTCCTTGATGTAATTCTTTGTGTTGGTAACTAGCCACTGTATAGATAGGCAATGTGATAACAAGTAGCAATGCGAATATACCGAATAATGACAGTATTCCAACAATAAAGATGTCGAACCCATCCATATTTTTAAGTTTTTTAATCATCATTGTCATCTCCAGTATCAATTAAACTAGGCATCATTCTTAACATAGCCCTTAATTCATATTCATTCATATTAGCCATCGTAGGACTGTAAAATTCACTGTCTTTATCTTTAATTTCTTTAATAAAATCATCTTCAATCTTAGCCTTTTCTTCAGGTGCTTTATTTTTATATTTTTTGATTATTTCAGTGTACTTTTTCGGGAATTTCATTTTAGGTATGTTAATCATCGTTTGCCTCCTTAATAAATGTAAATGATTCAATCTCATCTCTTTTAACCCATACTTCATTGTTGAACACATCTTTGACCGGAAGAAAATCCTCAATCACTAGATTCATAACAAGATTAATATAATCGTCAGAAGCTAGATCTGTTGTTGTGTAATAAACTCTATCTGAAATAGTTTTAATTTTAACCTCCGTCATTTCCCACACTCCCTTATATTTTCAAACAACTGACCCACTTTAATAACTGCATCTCTTTTAACTTGTTCCTCGTACTTCTCTTTCGCTTCTTCTTTACTCTCCGCCTCAACAACTGTAAACGTCTGATTATCTCTAGCAGCATTAAAATGTTCATGTGGTAGTCCTGATGAATCTTTGAATGTTGTGACTAAGTATTGTGTCACTTCTCATCACTCCTATTTATTTGATTTCAAAATCAACTTCTATTGGAATAACAACGATTTTATAACCTTCGTACAATCTTTTGAGTTCATCAAATATTTGGCGCAAACCAATAACATTCATATTTTTACCCTGTAAAATAAATATCTCCTTATTCCAACCACGATATATAACTTTAGTGCGTTCTCTCACTTCCCCAAAACCTCCTTGACTCGATCTAATATGTCTTTACACTCCGCTACTTCCGAAGCCTTTTGCTCCACGTTCTGAAACACTCTCGAATTCCTCCACTTGCTTTAGTTCAGGTGTCCATATAGGCACAATAACCAATTGAGCTAGTTTGTCGCCTTTGTTTATGACATAACTACCATTCATACATAAAATTTTATCTGTTACAGGTAGTCGGGCATACTTTCCATCTATCCCAGCAGGACTCCGACCAAAGTTACTCATATCCTCACTCTCTAACGTTTCATTATCATTCTTGATATTAATCCCTAAATTGCCATGATATCCCGCGTCTATCTTGCCTGTTTCAATCACTAAATACGTTTTACTACTTACACCACTACGACTAGTTAATAGTCCGACATAGCCCTCTGGTATACTCACAGCTACATCTGTTTTAATCACTGCCTTTTCTTGTGGCTCGAGTACGACGGTTTCAGCTGAGAATATGTCATAACCTGCATCCGTCTTATGATTTCGTTCGGGCATTCTAGCATTTTCTGATAATAGTTTTACTTGTAATGTTTTAGTCATTTTCCTGCTCCTCCTCATATTTATAGACCACTTGCCCCGTCATAATCCCTACTGCTTCATCAAGATCAATATCTTCTTTGAGTGCATCTTGCATAGCATTAGGTAAACCCTCAAGTATTTCATCAAACGCTTGCGCTTTCTTATACACGTCTTCAATCTCTTTTAGCAATCCCTCTGTGTCATTGCCGTTATACGCACTAGCACTTATAACAGACTGTTCGATTTGTTCGCGATTATTCAT